TTTACTGTAACTCAAAAAACAATTACAGTAGAAAATGTTTCTGTAAAACAAAAACAATGTTGGTATGAGTTTAAAGACGAAGTAATTGTAGAATCTTACAAGAACGGTATTAATATGCCTGACTTAACAGGAACTTTATTAGCAGATGTAATTATCAACAGAGTGAGAGGTGGTATCGCTTCAGATATGGTAAGAAATATGTGGGCAGGACAAGTTACTATTGTAGTAGGTTCGCCTGATTGTTCTTATTCATCAATGGGAGATGGACTATGGACAGTAATGGCAACAGGTACTGCTTTCCAAGGGGGAACAAGTGCAAACTTAACACCTGTAACAGGAGCTTTATTAACAGCAGCAGCAACAGCTTCTTACGCAACAGTAGGTGGTATTATTAGTGTAGCTGATGTAACTGCATTGTTAGATAATGTATGGGCAACAGCTCCTTCATCATTACAACAAGTAGCAGCATCAGAAAAAAGAATGTTCTGTACTCCAAATGTATATAACGCTTGGTACAACACATTAACTGCAGTAGCAATAGCAGGAAGTGTTGGGGCAGGACACGAACAAGCTCAAATAGGAAAATCAAGATTATACTATAAAGGTGTAGAATTAGTACCTATGTATGAATGGGATGTAGCTTTAGCTTTAGCGGCAACAGCAGCAGGGATTGACTTATCTCCATTGTTTACTCAAGCAACAGCAGCAACAACTACTCAAACAACTAATGGTGTTATCTATACAGCTAAGTCAAACTTAATTATTGGGACTGATGTATCAAGACCTGAGAATGAGCTTAAAATGTTTTATGATGAAGTTTCTGAGAATATGTATGTAAGAGCAGGATTCACTATGGGCTTTCAATATGGATGGAACTCTTTAGTTAATGGAGCTACATTAATCGGATAATTTAATAACTTTAAAAATAAAATAAAATGGCAATAGATACAGGACTTTTAGTAGATTGTGGCGACTTGAACGCAGTAGGGGGAATTAGACAAATATTACTTACAGATTTAGGTAATGTTGCTACAGTTACTCCTTCGCCAGGGCCAGCTGCAGCCGACCATATCGTAACAGGCTTTACAGTAACTAATCCTTGGGCTCGTTTTGAGTTTAAGAATGAAACTGCTGCTTTAGCTATATCAGGAACTAAAGAAGGTGGAAGTACAGCGTATGAGTGTGCTTTATCTTTTTATCTTCCAGATGTTGACGCAGGTAGATGGGCTCAACTTAAAAAAATAGAGCCTGAGTGCCCTGTGGCTTTAATTGAGATGAATTCAGGAATTCAGCTTTTAGTAGGTTTTTCATATAAATACGAAAACTTATCAGAGAGTGCTTCTCCTTGGATTAGAAATCAAACTTATGCAAACCTTACTTCCATAGAAGGAGGAACAGGAGCAGCATACGCAGATGACAATGGAGTTACAGTTACATTAACGGCAAGACAATTTGAGTTACCTTTAGAATATTCAGGTACGATAACTGTTGTAGCAGGAGATTTAACAGCAACAACTTCTTAATATTTAAGATAGGCAGGGGGTTATAAACACTCCCTGCTAATATCTTTTGTATGTGTAATTGTAATAAGAAAAATTATGTGGTAGATTTGCCACATATTAATATATATACAACTATGGCAGAATATAAAGCAAAAATGAAAGATGCAGCAACTCGGTTTGGTGGTATTCGTGTTCGTTGGAATAGCGCTACACAAGAGGAGTTAGCTTGGGTTTATGAGGAGGTTGATAATGGTTCTCATTATGTAGAAAAAATTAACAAAAAATCATCTAATGAAGAAAGCGACACCAAAGTCATCAAAAAAAGCAGTAGTAAAAAGAAAGACTCAAAAGAAGAATAATACTTTTGAGTTTGGTGTTTTTGATTTATCAGTTCCACCAAGCATTAGAGAAGTTAAAGATGTAAAAGACCTTCCTACCGACTGGGTTCCTTTTGGAGATGATAACCTTTTTCCTCAATACTTAGCAGAGCTAAAGAGAAAGTCCTCTACACATAGAAGTGTGTTGGCTCAAAAAACCGTATTCACAAGTGGAGCAAAATTTGTTTGTGAAAATGATTCATTAAGAAAATTTATTGAAGATGTAAATGCAGACAAAGAATCTTTAAGAGATGTCTTTAAAAAACTAGCAGATGATTACTACACTTTTGGTAATGCATATATGGAATGCGTTATATATGATGGTGGAGTTAATCTATATCATTTAGATGCAACTACTGTAAGAATGTCTAAGACTAAGAAAGAGGTTTATATAAATTCTGATTGGTGTAAGTATTGGAATAATGATTCAAAAATAAAAAGGCTTCCTATATATCCTAGGGTAGCTCACAATAAGTTTGTAATTCACTTTAAGGATTACGAGCCTACATTCCAATTTTATGGGCTTCCTGATTATGTAGCCGCACTAGAGCATATCTGTGTTGATTATGAGATAGGTAAATGGAATCACACTAAATTCTTAAATGGCTTTCAACCTTCAGCTATTGTAGAAATAAATGGAGATATGGGCGAAGAAGAAGCTCAAAAAATGGTTAGAGAAGCTCAAAAGAAATTTGTAGGAGAAGGGAACAATGGGAAGATATTATTTATAGTAAAGAATGGAGATACATCTCCTGCTAATGTTCAGATTATAAAAGATGACCAAGAGGGTAGTTGGATTGATTTACAACAAATAACTGACCAAAATATTATAACCGCTAACAGATGGCAGCCATCATTATCGGGTATTGTTAGTTCGGGTAAAATGAATAACACAGGAAGTGAGATTAGAATTGCTTATGACTTAGTAATGACAACGGTAATTAGAGATACTTCTGAACTAATACTAAATGGAATAAGAACAGTTCTTTATAAAGAAATGGGTTATGACCCTAGTGATTTAAGGATACATTACGACCCCCCAATATCTTATGCAAATGATGTAGATATTAGAGAGATTTTAACTATAAACGAGCAAAGAGCTTTGATTGATGAGGACTTGCCTATGCTAGAAGATGGAGATATGTTTGTTGCAGATAGAGAAATTATAGTTACAGAGAGAGATTTAGACGGAGATGGAGATGTTGATGAAAGTAAAGAAATAATAGTAGAACAATAAGATATGGGGAACACTAAACAATACGATACGCTAGTAACTGCAGGAGAGGTAATTAACAAGACCTTTACTAATAAAAATACTGATCCTGTTCTTGTTTCAGAGAACACTATTGTTTTATCTGAGTTGGCTCATATAAGACCTTTACTTGGGGATAAATTCTATGCGGAATTAAAACTTGAACACGATACATCAACATTAACTGCTGCTAATAAGGAGTTTATGGACTACTACTTAGATGATTGCTTGTCTTGGTTTGTTAGGTTTGAGGTTGTAAATGATATAATGAGTAATATATCGTCTAGTGGGGTTGTTAATAATATAGATGAGTTTTCAAGAATAATTAATCAAGATACATATAACACTTTTAAGCAAGACACATATAGAAAGGCAGAGATATTTGCTAGAGATATGATGGATTTTTTAAATGGTTCTGACCAAAATGGTTTATACCCTACATTTGAAAGTAATTGTCCCAAGAGTATGAGTGATACATATAAGAATCATGGAATGATATTTTATGATAGCATATATGGAGGTTATTCAGGGGTTGAGGCTTGCAGCTCTTGTGTTTCTGTAAGTGGATGTAATTGTAACGACTGTTAAAACAAAATAAAATGGCTTCAAACGAACATAAAAATTTATTAGATGCAAATAGGCACTTTCCTTTAGGGAAAGAGTCTGCAGATAACAATACTTATTTAGGGAAATTAAATGGAGTTACTTATGATGACAGGGGGGGAGCCCTTTCTTGGAGTCATTCTTTAGAAACATTTATATTAAGGAGTTATACCCCTACTACTGCTGTGGCTGTAGCAGCAGGAATAGATTTTATACGGATGCCTTATGATTTTAGACTAACAGATATTAGGGTTGGGTTTAATACAGCTTCAACAGGAGAAACCACTATAGATGTATTGGAGGGAGGAGTAAGCGTTCTTTCTACTCTTATAACTGTAGACGCGTCAGAACAAACATCTGTTACGGCCGCAGTTCCTTTGGTTATATCAGATTACGCTTTAGCAAATGATGCTGTGATTACTTTTGATGTTACTGCAGTAGCAGGCACTCTAGCAACAGGAATTAAAATATCACTAATAGGATATAGAACAACATAAAAATGAGAACAATAATGAACGGGAACATGAAAGATACGGTTGAGGTTTTAGCTGCAAATGGGGGTGTAATAGGGTTGAGCTTGAGTGAGTGTAATGAGTATTTGCTTTTTACATCAACTTTATTGGCAATAGCCTTTACAATATATAAATTTATAAAATTAAAAAGAAAATAAGATGGCAGGGACAATAACACAAACAGACTTAATTGTTAGGATAAGTGAAAGTATTTCTTTAAATGGTGTGGAGTATGGAAATACTATTTCAAAATCCTTTGCGGGTAATGGAAAGGTTGACCAAAGGATAATGACAATTTTAGGTAAGGGGATAGCAGGTACATCTTTCACAACAATCCTTAAGCTATCTACTTTGGATGCTAGAGGTCAAGTGATTGTAGCAGACTATTCTTATTTTAGAATTACAAACACAGACACTATTAATGCCCTAACATTAGAGCTTGGAGATGGCGCTGATTATGTATATATTAATGTTGAGGCAGGAGAAACATTTTTATTAATGAGTCCAGAGATTGATAGCTTAGCAGCTTCAGGATTGGTAACTTTTCTTGATATACAGGAAATAAATGGACAAAGTGCTAGTGCTGATGATAG